AAAAAGATTGGATTCGTGAATATTATCCAGATCTTAAGTGTGGCTGGAGCTACGCTATGCAGTGTCTTGATAACGGCGAAGTAAAAATTGTCAACCTCAAGAAGAAGCTTTTTGAAGCTATCTTAACGGCTGCAGAAGACTTGGGCGATCCTACAGACCCAAGCACAGGCTGGGATGTAAAATTCAAGCGTGTAAAGACTGGACCTCTGCCATACAATGTAGAGTATCAGTTACAAGTACTAAAGTGCAAGCAACGTGCTCTCAGTGAGAACGAGATGGCCGCTGTTGCAGAACTGAAGTCTATGGATGATGTAATGCCTCGTCCTACTCCAGATGCACAAAAAGCACTCCTTGACGAAATCCGTGAAGATAGTGCTGGTGATATTGACGAAACTTTAGAAGATGAATTCAACGTATCATGATTTTATTTACGGCAGACTGGCACATCAAGCTAGGACAAAAGAATGTTCCACGCGAGTGGGCTTTAAATAGGTACAAACTGTTTTTCGATCAGATTCATACCTTAGAAAAGCAGTGTACTTCCCATATTATAGGAGGAGACTTATTTGACCGTCTGCCGAACATGGAAGAGTTGGAGCTTTATTTTTCGTTTATTCGTAATATAACTATTCCAACTATCATCTATGACGGTAATCATGAAGCTACAAAGAAAAATAAAACTTTCTTTACTCAGTTGAGACAAGTTTCACGAGATATTAACCCTTTGGTACACATTGTAGACATTTCTTATATAGACCCCGGCTTAGGGTATGGAATATTACCCTATGCCGATCTACATCGAAAGGACAGTATTGAGAAGTTTGATAAAACCAAGCCTCTCTTTACTCATGTTCGAGGAGAGATACCCCCGCACGTAAAGCCTGAGGTAGACCTGGAGAGGTTTGAAGATTTTCCTGTTGTATTTGCAGGGGACTTGCATGCACATAGCAATACTCAAAGGAACATAGTATACCCAGGTAGTCCCATGACTACTTCATTTCATAGAAACGAAGTACAGACAGGGTACCTTTTAATTAATCCACAAAATTGGTCGTGGATGTGGGACTCATTTGAACTGCCACAACTTATACGGAAAACCGTTTCAAGTACAGATGAAATGATACCTACAGATTACCACCATACAATTTATGAGATTGAAGGAGATATACAAGAGCTAGCTAACATTAAGAATAGTGATCTTCTTGATAAGAAAGTTGTAAAACGAAGTAGCGAAGCTACTCTTGTCATGCACAAAGAAATGAGTATTCAAGAAGAGCTAGTAGAGTATTTAACCTATATTCTAGAAATATCAGAATCTAGAATACCGCAAATAGTAGGGATATTTAATGATTACGCTACAAAAATTGAAATGGAGTAATTGTTTCAGCTATGGCGCGGATAACGAGTTGGACCTTAGTAGTAATACTGTAACTCAGCTTGTTGGTACTAATGGTATGGGCAAGTCGTCCATACCGTTAATTATCGAAGAAGCGTTATATAACAAAAACTCAAAAGGCATTAAAAAAGCCGATATACCTAACAGGTACGTGAATTCTGGCTATAATATTCAGCTAGATTTTACAAAAGATGACAAAAGATACGAGGTAGTAATAGATAGAAAATCTAGTATTAAACTCAAGTTGTTAGAAAATGGCGAAGATATTAGCTCACATACAGCGACTAATACATATAAAACTTTGCAAGAGATAATTGGAATTGATTTCAAAACTTTCTCTCAGTTAGTTTACCAGAATACTAATAGTAGTTTGCAATTCTTAACTGCAACAGATACAAATAGAAAAAAGTTTCTAATAGATCTGCTTCACTTAGAACACTACATTGAATTATTCGAGCTGTTTAAAGAAGAGTCTCGACAGACTTCGATTGTACTAACAGGCATAGAGTCAAAGACTGCAACCATAGAAAAATGGTTGTCTGATAATAAATTGAGTGATACGAATATACTTCCTCTGTCTGAAATTTCAATTGAGACGGAAGACGATGAGAAAGAACTCGCCAGTCTTATGATTGAAATTGAAAATATCTCTGAGAAAAATAAAAAGATTTCTCAGAATAATACTTATAAAAGTATGCTAAGTAAGATAGATATTGATTCTGCCAGAAACTGTAATGTAGATAGCGTACAATCGTATGATGACCTTCAAGCCGAGGGTGGAAGTCTATCACAGGCAGTAGCGGGGTCAAAGAAACTTTTAGATAAATTGAGCAAATTAGGAGATAAATGCCCTACTTGTGAACAAGATGTAGACTCTACTTTTATAGAGTCTCTACTTTCTTTAGAGACTAATAAAATTATGTCTGCAAAGGAACGACAAAATGAAATTGAACGAAGAATATCAGAAGTTAAACAAAACAATGCAGAGTTTCGAACTTCCCAAAAAACTCAAAAAGATTGGGAAGATTTGTACAGGAGCATTGACAACAGCCTACCGTCATCTCCGCTGGATAAACAGGAGCTTGGTAGTCGCGCTAACGACATTCAGACTAGAATATCGGATGCAAAGACAGAACTGGTTAGGGTTGCACGAGAAAATGAACGAGTCACTAAAAGAAACACGCGGATACAAGTAATACTTGAGCAAACAGAGGAATTTCAATCACAACTAAATGGACACCAAGAAATCTTGAATAAAGAAAGAGAAATCTCCAGTAATTTAGAAGTATTGAAAAAAGCTTTTAGCACTAACGGTCTGTTAGCCTATAAGATAGAAAATTTAGTAAAAGAACTAGAAGAATTAACAAATCACTATCTTGCAGAGCTTTCAGACGGTCGCTTTACACTTGAATTTGTAGTGTCTAACGATAAGTTAAATGTACAAATAACAGACAATGGTAACATAGTGGATATTCTAGCTCTCTCTTCGGGAGAACTAGCAAGAGTAAATACAGCCACACTTATCGCCATTCGTAAATTGATGAGCAGTATATCAAAGTCTAGAATTAACATTCTATTTCTTGATGAAGTTATCAATGTATTAGACGATACTGGGCGAGAAAAGTTAGTGGAAGTTTTACTTGGAGAAGACCTTAACACTTATGTTGTTAGTCACGGGTGGACTCACCCTTTATTAGATAAAGTAGAAGTAGTAAAATCAGGCAACATAAGTAAATTGGAGCACTAATGTTTAATTTAAAAGAGTTCATTGAATCCTATAATATTCCTATTAAAACAGTATATGATATAGGAGCTTGTGTAGGAGCCTGGACAAAATCTATGCGTACCGTGCTACCAGAGGCAGAGTTCTACTTATTCGAAGCCAATGCAAACTGTGAGAATTCTCTACAAGGAGAACGCTACTATATAGAAGTATTATCAAGTAGAAAACAAGAAGTTACTTTTTATTCGAACGGGGGCATAGATACTGGAGAATCTTATTATCTAGAAAACACTCTTCATTACTCAAACCCTATGTGTACTAGTGTAGAGACAGTGACCTTAGATGACTCTGTACTCGCAAAAAATATACCTACACCTGACTTTGTAAAAATTGATACTCAAGGGTCAGAGTTAGATATTATTTTAGGAGGACAAAACTCTCTTAAAAATACTACATTTATACAAGTAGAAATGCCCATAATCAACTATAACAGAGGAGGCGCTAGTTTTGACAGCCTTACTAAAGTACTCTCCTCCAAAGGATTTTATGCAGTAGGTATTTTGGAACATCTATATTCAGATAACTATTTAGTTCAAGCAGATGTATTATTTATGCACAAAGACAAAAAAGAGTTATATGTATCAGAGACCCCTTATCTAATACTGCCTTAATAGGACTTAAAAATGAAAACAAAAAATATTATAGCAGAAGGTATGGCCTCGTATCTTCTAGGAAAAGTACAGTACCACAAAGCAAATGTGCGTATGTATTTAGAGCATCCTGCAGGTATTGGGGAACATCCTGATATTATGGCAGCAATTGAAGAAGAAATAGCAAAAGCAGCTGAGTTTAAAGAAAAGCTGGAGATGCTTGAGGAGATTTGTAGAGAACATGGTTGATAGTAGAGCTAAGGGAGCTAGAGGCGAATACTTAGTTCGAGATATGCTCAGAGATGCTACCGATCTTCAGTTTGAGAGAGTTCCTGCTTCAGGCGCTCTCGAATACTTAAAAGGAGACTTGTATGTTCCTCACGCAAAGAATCGCTTCTGTATAGAAGTAAAAAACTATGAAAGTTCTCCTTTATCGGATAAAATTTTTACGGCAAAAAAGACAAATAACTTAATACGTTGGTGGGTAAAACTCTTACAACAGGCGGCAGGGGGTAACCAAGAGCCTTTGTTGTTCTTCAAGTATAATCGATCGCCAGTATTTGTAGTTACAAACTTATTGCCTGAAGAGACAAACGAGTGGCTACGTATCGAATGGTTAGACTGTTACGTCTTACTAGCAGAAACGTGGCTTAAACAAGAAAATACGAGGTTTGTAGATGGCTTTTAATTTAACAGACAAGATGATAAATAAAAACGCAAACTCTACATTAGTAGTCGATGCGTTAAACTTGGCGTTTCGTTGGAAACACCAAGGCCGTACAGATTTTCGTTACGATTATCAAGATACGGTAAAAAGTCTAGCAAAGTCATATGATTGTAACAACATCATTATTACTGCGGACTGGGGTTCTTCTACATATAGAAAAGGCATAGCGCCTGAGTATAAACAGAACCGAA